CCGGCTGCTACATAGACACCACCCTGCTTTGTCTCCCATTTACCCGCAGCACGGACATCCTTCCTGAGAGAGACATTTGGGAAGATAATTGAGAATAATTCATTATTGACAATATCTCTGACTGACCGGCCAAAGTCTGTGGCAAGCTGATCCGAGTGGGAGACACAAAGGATCTGGTTCGATGGGTTTAGACCCATGTGCCATGCCGGGAAGATCTTGGAGCATAGGAGTGACTTGGATGAACGAGGTGGGAGGAAGACCATCTGTCTCTTGATCTCCCCCTCTGATACTTTCTGGAGGGTGTCGCAGATAACCTCGATATGCCTCCCGACTACAAAGTCAGGGACAAGGATCGGGGCTATAGCCTTGGTAAAAGTATAGAAATCACCCCGTGATTGAGACACCATCTTCTCAAGGAGAGCCTCCCTTAGTTTTTCTTTCTCAGTTGACATCTTAGGTATTTTTGGCTGCTTCTTTTATTTTTTTAGCCTTAGTAGGAGGGAGGGCTTTCTGGGCCATTATACAGCCATTCCCCTCACAGACACATACGTGTGACTTCACAATATCCCTGTTATCTTGTTTCATATTTGGGGTACCCCCTCTTAGTTTAATCTTGATTTGTCTGGAGAATTTTCATAAAATATTCTCATAAGTTCTGTATGCAACGTCAGTAGTGTTAAGAACGTATCATAGATAAGACCCCGTGCTGTATCATATTCTGGAGATCTATTCTGTAAAACCTTGGATAATGCAAAGACTTCTTTCGTTGCATTGACAGAGAGAAAAACATTGCTCATTAAAAGCATTCCCTCATCTGATAGAATATTTATATCTTGTTCAACATTAAATTGACTTGTGTCTCTGAAACCAAAAGCATCATTGAACTCTTCTACGGAAAGACTATCGGTGAAATCAAAAGGATTATCTGAATCATCAGAGATTATCATAATCTTACTATACTCGATTAAGTTTTTCCACCGTTGACAACTTTAAGCCCCACTACATTCGCAAGCTTATCAATGTCACCATCAATATCATCAGTCTTCATCCCGTCAAGACTTCCAATGCGTTGCTCTGTTCTTTCAACGTACATACCAAGATGCTTGGCAATATTCTCCATGCTCCGGGTAGCATTTGTGAAATCTTGTTCCGCAATGGAATTCTTGTAGATCTCGTCAAATCTGTCTAGTACTTTCTCAGCATCCCATGCCATTTTTTCTTTTGCCTCATCTATAAGTTCAAGGATTCGTCTACTTATATGCGGGCGATCCTTCCAGACTGCCGCATGGTTTTCCCACCTTGGATAACTAATATCATACCCTGCCCGTATCCAAGCTTCAAGAGGATCCGCCGTGGAGACAAACTCAATACAATACTTCTCCTCACGCATGGTGAGTCCGTTGGATAGCTTGGTCCTTACCGGGTCTGAGTAGGAACCATCCTTGTTAAGCTTAGGCTTCCGAGATTCAGTAAGGATCTTATTCTTACTATTACTCTCAGGACCGCCAGTATAGCCGGGTGATTTTGGATTAAACGTCTGATTCATGAGTTTATCATCATGTCGTCTGATATCCCGTTTAGTCTTTGGACCAAGTGGGGTAAAGGTCTGAGGGTATTTCTCTGAGACAGTTGTACCACCATGGCCCATCCGATAGTAGTATTCTTTCCTAAGCCTGCCAAGGAGACGGGGACAATGACCTTTTGGATCACTCGGATGTCCATGCATGGTCAGGGAAAGATACTTGATTAAATCCCGGATTTCTTGCGTGGTTAAAGACTTGAATTCAAGCTGGAGTGGCCGGCTGTCTGGATCAACGGCTACCTTGGCCCTACCCTTGGGAGTCTTACGCTTATTATTTATCGGACTTGTTGTTTCGGAGGTCATTGAATAAATCAAATAATGTCTTTACTTTTTCTTTCAAGATATCAATTTCGGAATGCATCTTTGCAAGAACAATCACAAGGGTTATGAAAGACAACCCCACAGGCCACAATGTTCCAATGTAATTCAAAAGTTCCATCCTGATCCCCCTGCATATATTGATAATAACATTAGGGTCTGAACCTTGAAAATTTTATGGGGGGTATGGGTACCCTAAATAAAAAACAAGGGGGGTATTTTCAGATATACCAAGTCTGTTTTCTGGTAATTTTATGGGGGTGGTATATTTACTAAGTAAACGACCCCCCAGTTTTTCCTCCCCCCCTCCGAGGATTTCCCTAGAATGCAACTAAGAATTATTTGCAATTAATAGGCAAAGGCTCGCCCGGATACCAGGAGATATCCGGGCTTGCCTGTTAGGCTTGCCTGGTAGGTTAGCCGAACACCTTGGTAGGTGAAATCTTGTATTTCTTAGGTGCGGGCTCTTTGCTTTCGGTCACATGACGGATCGACAAGCTCTTCTTGAAGGTATTGAAGGACACCCTAAGGTCGGTGCCTTCGGGCAACCCGTTAACCTCTGTCTTAATGGTGCCGCTAATGTTCACCCAATGGCCGGAGAGGATATCCCCAGTAGCCTTCAAGGGCGCTCCCTGCTCGAAAGCATCGAGTGGGACGTTAAGGACGATCTGGACTGTTTTCTGTGATTTAGCCATCTTGGCTCTCTAGTCTCCTATATACCGGTCCGCCTCATTGCGGCCGATGGGGACAATATGACCAGGTAATGTGTCCAAAATAAGGCAACAATGGGATCATTTTGTGTCCCAGTATTTTTTTTTCTACAAGAAACTTCTTGACTGTGACATTTGTGCAACTACCTCGTTCACCTTTTGTTCCTCTAGGTTTGTTCCCCATTTGTTCACCATTTGTTCCTCTAGGTTTGTTCCCGGTTTGTTCACCTTCTGTTCCTCATGGTTTGTTCCCGGTTTGTTCTTCTAGGTCTGTTCTCGGTTTGTTCTAAAAGTGTACAGGTAGATATATATGTATATATGTATATATAGAATACGGGCGTGCATGTATCAACTAATGAACATGCCAACGATGCAACTCTCGGAACAAACAGTGAACAAACCGTGAACAAACCGAGAACAAACCGTGAACAAACTTATGAGAACAAACAGGGGTCGCCCTGTGATGACTAAGGGTCGCCCTGTGATGACTAGGGGTCGCCCTGTGATGACTAAGGGTCGCCCTGTGATGACCGGAGAAAGCCGGAACAAGAGGGTAACTCTTGCTCTATAGAAATATCTTTCTAAGAGGAATTAAAACAACCAAGTCATCCCATAAAATCCCATTAAAACCCATGATCAAACACAGCCATAGATTTAGTGATCACTTTACTTATCCAAAATTATAATAGGTTAATAAGAGCCAATACCCGTATAGCCCCAGAAATCGGCCAAAAAAGTTTCCGCTTGACTGTGGCATTTCGGCCACACCGGGCCAAAAAACGGCGGAATCCTGCGGGTTTCTGCTGCCTTGACTTCGCCACAATTGGGGTCCATCCTGCTCGTCAGTTCCGGTTCAACCCCTTATATGGAGATTAGATCATGGTTAAAGAAATCTATGAAAACATGTGCTGTGAACAATTCATAAAAATAGAACTGCGTGAACTTCGTAAAGGTCAGGAATTTAAGCGGAAACCTGATGCTCACAAGACGTTTTACCGGGGACACTATAATAGAAAGGATTTCATGTATCCTGCCTCTTATAATTGCATCTCCGATGATGACTGTTTTGGGGATGGTATTTGCTTGAGCCCAAAGACTCAGGTCTATATCTTTGCTGATCCAGAATTACGCCAAGGGAGTTAAGTGATGGGGAGAGTAAAGGCATGGTTAATGGATATGGAAGATGATGCATGTGTGCTGACCCTAAAAGAATTTACAGAGAAATGGGGCAAGGCACACGCCACAATATGGTTTGAACAAAATGAAAAAGTGGAGAATGAAAATGTCGTTCATTGATCTAAGATTTAACCCTATTGAAAGCGAGCTTCATACTTCAACTGGGGAGCTATGTGCCGATCACAAGGCACTCTTACATCCTGACGGTCATGTATTAGGGATTGTCGGAAAAAAATATAAGGTAATCTCCAATGTAGAACTCTTTGATAACATGTATCAAGCCATAGAGTCATCTATGAGCGAGAAGGCCATTGATACGATGGAGGTACTGGATACTCAGGTTAGGAATTACGCCAAGACCTATAGGGAAATCCGATTCCCTGAGATATCACGACCAATTCAGACTAAACAGCATAAGACAGATGTGGGTTTCCGCATCATCGAAGAGAACTCATTTGATGGTTCAGGATCAGTTAAGGTTCTGCTAGGTGCGATAGACTTCTTTTGCACTAACGGAATGATCCATGGGCAATACGATGTATTCAAGAAAACCCATAAAGGACAGCACCCTCTGCCTTCATTTGAGGGAATCTTCGTAAAGGCTTTGGATCAGTATTCGGATAAGATGGACCTTTACCAAAAGTGGGCGTCTAAGTCTCTTACTGATTCCGCTGTCCATAACTTTGTAGCCAATCTATTCCCGACGACGAAAAAGAATAATGATGATCCTGAGTTTATCACCACTAAACCTTACTCGCTTATGGGTGATAATTTAATCAGGCAATACGATAACGAGGCATTTGTCCGGGGCAATAATGTTTGGTCGATGTATTCCGCCATGACATTTTATGCATCCCATGACAGTGAGATGTTTGCCCTAAACAAGATGTCTAAGGATCAAGACAATGACCAAGAACGACTGTCTCGTCGGAGTGATAAGGTTATTTCTTGGCTAAACTCAGACGCATGGTCCGAGCTAATCGCAGCCTGATATCAACTAATGGGGTTCCGGATTATATTCTGGAACCCCGTCTTTCATGGAGAAACTGTTATGAAATTCAGGATCATCTTTAATTGTGAAACATGTGATGGAACCGGAGAGCAATCAGTTACAACCAGTGGTGTAGATCGGAATG